AAAATATCAAACACCGTTATACCTCGTTGTGTTAAGTAATGAATTGCATTGCGATAATCAGGTGTTGATTTTTTTATCCAAAGTGGTGCATATTCTGCCGGAAGTTGAATTGTTTGATTTGTTTTTGTTTCTTTAGGATCAACTCTATATTTTGCTGATTCAATTATGCGATTAAGTTGTTCAAAACGCTCTTTAGGTAAATTTAATTGCTTAAATAAAGTTTGAATGCTTTTACCTTTCTTATCACTAATCCAACAGTGCCATGTATAGTTACCATGTTCATCAGGCGTAGACCGTATTTCTAATTTAGGTTTGTAGTGTGATTGAAACGGTGAGAAAAATGAAATATTACCTCCGGAAGTCGGCTTACCTTTACCTAAAACAGATTCTAATAATTGAAGTAACTTTAAATTCTTCATATACTTTATAATAAAGAATTACTGTAAGGAATCCAATGAATATTAATTATTATTATAATATTAATTAGATACATACATTAACATTACTGATCTAATGATTTCATTACATTAACATTACATTCAATCTATTAATTAAATAATTTCATTAATTATCATGAATATATTATTTTTTATTGTAAAATCAAACCAATTTAAAAAAACTTTTTTACTTCACGCGGACTTTCACCGGATTTTACACATTCTGCTAACCATTCTGCAGGTATATCTTTTTTTGCAACATGAGTTATTCCTAGTTTTAATGCAAATTCAGCATATGTAGTTTTGCTTGTTTTTGACAAACGTTGATTAGGATTTTGAAATACCATTCGAATGTCAATACCAGGATTTGATTGTAGCACATGTTTCATTTTAGTACGATCTGCTGTAGTCCATCGTCCTTTTGTTTCAACAAACATTAAATGTCCATTACGTTTAGTAAATACGAAGTCAGGTGTATATTTTGCTTTACGTTCCGGTACTATATAATTTACGGTTTCTGTTTCATATTTCAAATCATATTCAGTAGTTTTTATCCATTCTGCTACTGTATGTTCTAAACCTGATTTATAACCATATTTAAGTGCAGCTGCTCGTTTAGAATTCCCTGCACTATGAAAGTGATTTTTTTTCATAACATTTTTTTTACCAATCAACTAATACCATTTTTCCGTTCCACATCATCATGTTATCGGAACTAAAATCTAAATCTAAATCAAATTCTTCAATTCCAATTTTTTGTATATCTCGCTGTAATGCACGTATAAAATTAACTAATTTAGTATTAGTATTACGAGCACCATCTGCATCTAAAAAATCAAATATTGAAACTTCTCCGCCTTCGCGTCGTGCATAATCTCCGTAACGTTTCATGAATTCATCAATCATTTGTCTGTCAGAATCTAGCAGTATATCTGCATTTGCTACTATAAACATATGTTCACGTTCATTTACGTAATATACAGGAATAAATGTAGTAAATTCAGACCAACGACCTACAATAATTTTAGCTACTTCAAATTCATCTCGTTCTGTAGTAACTTTAAATACTTTATCTTCTCCATCTATTTCATATACACGAGCATTATCTCCGCTTCCTATAAAACGGAATTGTTTATTTCGTATTTTATCCAATAATCGATTAATTTCTTTTTCAGATAATTCTCGTAAAAGTTTCTTTAAACGTATCATGATATATTCTTATCTAAATCTATTCTTATTAAAAAATTCATATCAACATCCGTACGTTTTCTTACAGGCTGTGCTAATTTACCTATTGCTAATAATTGGCCGGCATTATTATACAATCCAACTGTTGTTATGTAAGGAGCAAAGGCACTACTAGTAGCAAATGTTTTAAAAGTTTTGTCATCATCTATTGTTAATGATAAATTTGATGAAATATTAAAATCTCCAGAATCGATTTTTGCTACAACGCCTAATTCATGAATAGTTTTAGTACTACGATATGACGCTGTATATGGTAAATTTAATATGTTATTAAAACGGTAATCAGATGTAGAAATTACAGCTAAGCCTTGTTTTGAAAAAACGTTTCCTACGTGATTAGTTTGCATAAACGAACCGCCCTCTGTTCTATCTGCTAAATAACCAATTTCTGCAGAAGTTAATGACTTATTAAATATACGTATTTCATCTAATTGTCCATTCATATGTGAACTAGATTCCCAACCGCCAATATATAACGGATCTAGATTATCAATTCTTGCCGAAGCTGTAAATGGAGAATTTGTATCAATCAATAAGTTATTAGTAATAGAATTATCTAAATTACCATCTATCCAAATTTCCATTGTACTACCAGATTTTTGACATACTACATGCGTATGATTTAAAGCATCAACTGTAATAGTAGATGTTACATATGATTTAAACGTAGTGCTACCAGCAATAGTAAAAACCAATTGATTAGTTGTATCAACTTCAATTTTAAATGGGTATTGCGGAGTAATTGAACTAGATGCTTTAGCTATAACTAAATCATAATCACTACCAGTATTATTTGCATAAATCCAAAATGAAATTGCATAATCATGATTACGATTATAATATCCCGGCAATTCAGTTTTTATATAACTATTACCATCAAATTGTGCTAATAAACCCACTGATTGTGTCGTCCCGGTTAATGTTTTAACACCTGGTTGATACATTACTCCTGCAGATTGATATTTAATTCTAGTAGTATCAAAATATTCATTAAAACCTTCATACCATTTTACGTCAGAAACTATAGATGCAGTATTAAAAGATGCATCATATAAATTTCCGTAACGATCTGATTTAATATATAAAGGTATTGTTGTAGAATATGAAGCAGTACCATATGAAGAAGATCCATATACACTTCCGGAATAATAACTTGCAGTCATCGTAAATGATGCCGGTTTAATTCCTTCTCCGATACGTATTTGCGGAAATGATAATATTGAAGCTGATTGATATAAATACTTTTTAGTGCGAGTTAAATCAGTTGGACCAAATGTATTTGCTGGCTGTGTTTTGTATTTATAATAAGAATGATTAACAGAAAAATATGTTATAGTTTGTAAAGAGCCATCAATGTTTGTTAAATCATTATATGTTAATGTAGTTCCCAATGCCGGCAATACATTAATATCTGAATATATTGCGTGTAAAGGTAAAGCACTAGAAGTTTCACTTCCAGATATCGCAGTCCAAGACTTATATGTTTGAAATGGAGTAACTTTTACATCAGATGAATCAATCTTTTTAAAGACTGTTGGATATACTCCCGTATACGTATCTTGTTCTTGTATTTTTGATTCTGCCATGATTAGTAAAAACCCGTTATACATATAAATATAACGGGCTCAAATTACTGTTAATTTTTAATAATCTAATTTAACTCTAATCAATGCTTCTCGTTGGAATGATTTCAATAATGGTTTAGAAAGTTTTGCAACTGCTAATAATTCTTGTGAATCATTATATAAACCAACCGTTGTAATATATGTTTTAGGATCTCCAATAAATGTTGATTGTGCTACTTGTCCAACACTTCCTGTAACATATGAAGGATTATTAGAAAAGTTATATTCTGCATTTTTAACACGCACAAAATAATGTGTACTTGTTACTTTTTCTGAATTACGTGCTAAGAAACCATAATTATCACTTGTTGCAGGATTTGTAAAATATGATGAACCTGATATTGAATGGAATAATACAAAATGATTATTTCCTTCTGAACTAGAACCAGTATTAGTTGCAAATCCTAATTGTTGATCTAACATTTTTCCATCTAGTATTAAAGTACCATAATCTGGATATGCTAATCCATAATAAACTGGTGCTGTTGAATTAAATACCCCACTATTAATAGATCCAGAAACTATATTATAAACTTTTCCAGAGTCGCCAATTGTAGCAGATGATATTGAAGAATCATCAATCAATGATATAATATTACTACCAGTTGCAACAGAACCTGTTGCATTAGTAGCTCTAGATGGAATAAATTGCTTTACTTGGAGAATCATTAAGTTGTCCTTGAGAGTCAGATCCACTTCCTAATGCATGACCAAATGCTAATGAAAATTGAACAGCAGAACCTGTTGCTGTAGTAGCTTTATGATATACATCAACATAATAACGACGTTGCGATGTAGTTTGCGTTGAAGATGTAAAAAATGTTTCTAAACTAGCAACATTATCAGACCATAAACCAGCTGTTACTGTTTCTATTTGATTAGAAATGACATCATTTACTGTATCAAATTTTGTATATGTTCTACCATTACGAGCTAATATTTGTGTTTGTTGCATTTCTGCAACCATTTGGTTTGCAAGTTGTTGAGCTAATTGTTGTACTTGATCTGTAATAGCAGACGTTGCATTTACAGCTACTCCTACATCACGCGGCGTTGTAGTTTGATTTGTAGCAATTCGTGGAACACCTCCATGGCGTGGTTGAGATTTTAAATTCATATAATTCATTTTTTTAACCTATTATATAGTTGCAGTTGTTGCTTTTTTAACAGTTAATGTAATAGTTACACTTCCGCCCGTTTCATTACCGATTACGGTAATAGTTGCAGTTTTGTCTTCAATCATTTGTGTTTTAGCAACAATACGGAATTCAAATCCAGCAACTGCAACACTTTGTGCATCTTCATTATCTCCAATAAATCTAGG